TTCTTACCTTCGGCTTCTAGTTTTTGCCTCTCAAGCTCTTGAAACTTTGTTTCCAACTCGCGGCGTTTCTCACGCTCTTTTTTCAAGTCAGATAAAATTCCAGGGTGTGGTTGTTTTGCTTCAACGCTTACGGCACTGCCGTCAACATTTGATCCCGCTGGGATCGTGGCATCAGTGGCACCGCCAGTGATGGATTGGTCTACAGACATTCTAGCCCCCTATGGTTTATTTTCGCAAACGTATTTGTCTGCGAATTTCGTCCAATACAAGTTTGCGAATACGAACTTTCCCTTTCGTGTCTAGTCCTAGGAAAGTTCTTCCACGTTTAGCCAAGTCATTCGCAACTGCCTGATTGGTCTGACCATCGTCTCTTCGACCTTCAACGAATACTTCGACAGTTCTTTGTCTTGGCTTAACTAGACCATTCAATGATTTAAGCATCTGTCCGGTCAAGGTTAGGTTTGAAAAGTCAGTTTCGAAAAACGTACCGTCTACTTTTATGGTTCCGTCTTTCACGTATCCTTCCCGCATTCGAATATAACCAGGGGACAAGTTCGGTTGGTCAGCTCCATCACGCGACAAATCCTTGCCTTTTCTAGTCTCGGCTTGGACACGTAGCACCACGAAGTCTTTAATTTTAGTTAAGAACTCTTCTTGCTGCGTTGATCTCTCGAATATTTGTTTAATCGAATCAAATACTGATTTGATGCCACTGACTTTAGCCTTAGCCATTGTCGTCACCAAATAGAGCCTGAAAAATACTGTCTAGTGTTTGCCTATTCGATACCGATATCTCACCTGTTTGAAATGCCTGAGTGGTCGCGACACTAGACCTAGTGGTTGAGGCATCGATATCTGCGACCTCGGCTCTAACTGCCGGCATAAACTCTTCTCGTATCTCTTCTAAATCTTTTTCTGGTAGGCCTAGAAAATCCCTAGTCGTTCCAACATTACCGGTCACATGCCCGTGGGCTTTGCCAGCTTCGTTCTCGTCACTCCAGCCGATGACTATTTTATTTTTCTTTTCTTCAATAATATCCATGAGCCCAAGCATGTCGCCGGTCTGCTCTAGATTCGGATCACTTTTTGATTTGCCGTAAGCCTTAAATTCGATACTATCAGCATACTCGTCCGAGTAGTTCTTAAACCTTTTACCATCACGATCAATGTTGTCCGCCGTCCGGTCGCGGATCCTATCAATGATCGCCTGCCCGACAGCTTGTCTAAGTTCTGTCGAGTTCGGCACCAGTGTCCCGAACAGCTCGTCCAGATTCACTTCCAGCTTCGCTTTCTTCCCCGATAGAATCTGTTTCAGCTTTGCCACTCATCAACTCCATCTGTGATTCGACAATCTCTTCGGCCATCTCTTCAGCAATCTCTTTCGTCACGCCACGATCCAAGGCTATAGCCTCGATTTGCGAAATTAGCCCTAGGTCTAGACGTTTTTCAATTGCTGATAGTTTATCTGTCTCACCCAATACCATTTCAGGTTTCGAGTACTTGATCGATAACTCAGAATCTTCAGGGATCGAAACACCCGACAGCTCTGGAATAAAGCCGTTGTCGGTTACGTTGTAGTAGGTATTGTTCCACGCTTTTACAATGTTCCACGCTTTCTTTTCAACTGATTCGAAAAGCGCCATATCATCTTGGCTGGCTTCGAAACGCTCAAGCATATTTAAAAAACGATCCACGCCAGATGTGAACGATTCAGTGATCCCGCCTGCGTTCACAAGTTTAGGGCTCACGCCTTGGCTCGTTAAATACATGGACATGAAGTTACTAATGAGTTGAAGAGAGTTTCCTAAATCAGGGCTTGGTGATTGAAACTCAAAACTAGGTCGTGATGCTGCATCTGCATTGGGCGCAATCTTTAGCCATATCGCACGTCGTGGCCCGATCGTTAAATCTTTTGGTTCTTCCACTGAGCTTATAATCGCTTGGCTAAACCCTTGAAGACGAGCGATCTCACTCACATCAGAAAGTAGCAGGCCAAGATCAGTAGTAAAATTGACGGTGTTGTAACCTGATCGAACATAGAATTCGAAATCCTTATCGGTAGCAATGTCAACAAAAGGCAAAACCCCAATAGGGTTTTTAATATCATTCTCGTTGACTGATCCAACGGGTACACCGTTTGAGTCGACATAAGCCCCACTAGAATCAGTGATAAAATTATAATCCTTGGTCCACCAGTAAAAAAGCTGATTACTTTTATAGTCGTCTGGATCGCCAATTCTTTGATTGATCGAATCAGAGAAGTAACCAGTGCCACCACTACTCGAATCATTGTATGCATTGTAAAACAGCCTTTGTTTGTCGAATGAAGATATGATGTAACACTCGGCAATTTCTGGATTTTCCATACTTGGTACGGCATCGAAATGATGTGGGTAAAGTACACGGAAATCCAATTTCCCATCACGAAGTACGATCTGTAATTGTGATTGATCAGCCAATTTATAAACCTCGTTGGCTTTTTTCATCTTCACGTTGGCCATACAAAGTTCATATAGTTTTTCAACGTGCTCTTGTTGCATTTCATTTAGGTTAGACCACGATCTTTCAGGTGCGTTCTTATAAACAGACGCCTGTTCTTTTACTATCTTTTTAGTGAGATTAATCGACGTGATGGTCCTGCTATTTCTCGCAGCGTTTGGACCCAGCTCTTTAAAGATTTTATCTAAGATGAATTGAGCTTGTCTGCCTTTATAAACCTCAAGGGCTTTTAGACTATCTTCTTTACGACGAATATTTTCTTCGTTGTCTTGAGTTTCTTGGATAAGTTTTTTGCGATCGCTTTGGCTTAGATAATCTATTTTCATCAGTATGTCCCAACTTGTCGATAGGTTTGTTTCGAATAATAATTTCTCATCTGTGCTTCGTACATAATTGCATAGCCACACGCAGTCGTGCAATGTTGCCAGCGATCGGTGTCAACTTCTAAATACTGGCCACCAGGTCTAAGTCTAGTCAGCATGAACCCCTCGTCAACTGTGGGCGCATCTCGGTAAACAAATAGTTTCGATTCACCTTTTGCATTGAGCATGTATCCATTCACCACGTTGTGTCGATCTCTGACGGGCGGATTTGATTTCGGAACCTGGATTTCAAATCTATAATTCTTTTTAGCCAACCAATTTTCTATAAGTTCATAGTCTGTTTTAGTTTGTCTTGTGTCGCGACTACGTCCATTGCAGTCACCATGAATAATGTAGCGCTGACCGATTGGGATTATGCCTCTGGCTTCAGCCTCTTCGAGTGAGTCTAGTGTGCGCTGCCCATCGACTATGACCTCGTTATAGAAATGCCATTCGTCTTTCATCGGATCATACTGACTTAAGACAAGTGACAATGGTTTGCCGTCACCGATGTTAAAGTCATACGTTAATCTTATTGGTAAATGGCTTTGAACCACATAGGAATATTCTTTTTTGTTTCGAGCTCTCTCATACGAGTAATAAACTCTTTCGCGATCGATCTCGATCCATTCGCCATAGAGCATGCGTCTCGCCATCTTGGGATCAAGCCTTTCGGCGAGGCCATCAATATATGACCTTGGTAGGTAGGGATTATCGAATGTATTTGAGTAGTAAATATTAACCTTCGGTGATTTCGACTGAATCAATTTCTTATACGCCCAGTGTGATGGACCATCTGGGTTGGTCCCGCTAATAACAAACGGCTCTTGAATATGCGGCAAGCGATTGGTCCTTTGAAGTATTACATCATATGGCCTTGGATCTTTCGTCTCAGTTAACTCTTCAATCGCAAATGCACTGAACTCCATCGATCCAAGTTTAGCTAGATTCCCATCAGCCCAACTGATGGCTTTGATACTTGATCCTGCCGGCATATCGAAGTTTCCAGTTGTTTCGTGATAGCGATAATCAATGCCCGTGTCATATAAGTGCTCACGTATTTTCTGACATAACGTGGCCTTCAATTGAGGTAATGCTAGTCGCCCGATTCCGACACGAGCACCAGGATAGCTAAGGCAATGAGTGGCCACCAAATGGGCCAAGGTGAGGGACTTGGCGCTACCGACCGATCCAGAAAGTAATAGCTCGTGAGTCCCGATTGAATAGTCAAAATTGGATCTAACATCTTGAATCACTTTAAGCTGTGAAGGGAGCGGCACGAAGTCCAGAATATTGGGTGTAGATGTATCCATCAGTTGATCAGCATTTCTTTTGATTTATGGACCAATATATCTTCTTCATTCATGCATTCAAAACAAACTGGGCACTGACGAAAGTCGCCATCGAACACTTCTATGGCTTCATCACATGAGAATAGGTTCCACACAAGAATAAACAAATCCTGTTCATTCTTGTCCTGTTGTTCCTTTGTCAGCCTTGGGTCCGACTGTTTTGGGTTCAATAGAGTATTTAAGTAGAATTTGTTTTTTATCTTCATTAAGACCATGCTCAACCTTGTCCGCCCAGCCCACCATATTCTTGAGACTAAAGATTAAGCATACGTTATCACCATCTAGGGCTTTTGATATTATTTTTTGAACCAATTTTAGTTTTACTGGCGCAATCATTTTTTCTGCATACTCGGCGAATTTTACTTTAAACTCTTCATTCACGCGGCGCTCGAGCGTATCCTCCGATACGTCTAGAAGAGCAGCACACATGCCCTTCGATGCGCGTAACTGTAAATAGCTGTTGAGCTTCACCCAATCTATCTCGATCTTTTTTCGACCGACTTTAGCCATTTACGTGTCTCCATGTTTTTAGATTTCGAATATTCAATATTGATTTATGATGAACACCGAATTCCTTGGCAAGGCTACGGGCTGACAGTTTGGAAGATCTTATTGATATGATGTCACATTCTTTTAGTTTAGATATGCCGACACATTCGCCTTTGGCTTGAGCGTTGTTATCGACTTTATGTTTATTGTTTTGCTGACGAGACACCATCTCTAGATTTGATACTCGGTTGTCACGCTTATCTAAATTTATATGGTTTATTTCTAGGCCATCTTCAATTGGACCGAAGTATGTTTCAGCAACCAGTCGATGCACATATCTAACGTGAGGTTTGTCGTCTTTATAAAGTGCGACCTGGCAATAACCATCTAGTCTTTGGTGTGGCTTTAGTTTCTTAACTGCGCCACGTCTAGTAGAGTAGATGGCTCCAACCTCGTCTATAAAGTAGCCATTGAAGCCCGGTAT